ATCGACTACTTCGACGACTCCACCTTCCAGCCGACCCGTCTGATGTACTGGCCGAGCCATAGTGTGGACGTCGAGCCCTTCTTCCAATACTACGACGCCCCCTTCCTGGCGGCTGACTCCATCCTGGCAGAGTACCCGGACTGGACCGACACCAGCTACTGGCCGGAGTCCTCGCGCATGGCCGGGATCCGGAAGCGCCAGGCAGACAAACAGGGCGATCCGCTGACCAAGAAGGGCATCGTGGGCGCCTTCTGCCGCACTTATACGATCACCCAGGCCATCGCCAAGTTCCTGCCGGACGTCTACACCCAGACGGCCAAAGAGGACCGCTACACCTACGCAGCCGGCTCAACTGCTGCCGGCCTCGTGGTCTATGACGGCGACGTCTTTGCCTACTCCAACCACAGCACCGACCCGGCCGGCGGCCAGCTCTGCAACGCCTTCGACCTGGTCCGCCTCCACAAGTTCGGGCACCTGGATGATGGCAAGGAAGACAAGAGCGGCAAGGACCGCCCGAGCTACGGCGCCATGGCCACCTTCGCGAGCGAGGACCAAAGCGTCAGCCTGACGCTCGCGAACGATACCCGTGCGAGGGCCGTGCTCGACTTCGAGGCAGATCTACCGGAAGACGACACCGATGACAGCTGGAAGGCCAAGCTGGTCCGCACGGAGAATGGCGACGTCAAGCCGCTGATCACCAACGCCGTGCTGATCCTGGAAAACGAGCCCGCCCTTCAGGGGATCCGCTACAACGAGCTGAGCAACGGCATCGAGGTCAAGGGCAAGCTGCCCTGGCCGCGCCCAAACAAATACTGGAGAGACGCCGACGACGCCCAGCTCTACACCTGGGTGGCCGACCGGTATGGCGTCCAGTTCCCGGAGAACCGCTTCAGCAAAGCGCTCACGACCGTAACGGACAAACGCCGCTTCAACCCGCTGCGGGAATATGTCCAGCAGCTCCCTGAGTGGGACGGCATCCCAAGAGCCGACACGCTGCTGATCGACTACCTGGGGGCACCGGACACCGAGTACACCCGGGCCGTCACCCGCAAGACCCTCATCGGAGCCGTCCAGCGCGTGCTGCAGCCTGGCTGCAAGTTCGACACCGTCCTCGTCCTGGACGGCAAGCCCGGCATCGGCAAGAGCACCCTGCTCCGGAAGCTGGGCGGGAAATGGTTCAGCGACTCCCTCAGCCTGGCCGACACCAGGGACAAGACCGCAGCCGAGAAGCTCCGGGGCGTCTGGATCATGGAGATCGGCGAGATGCAAGGCACCCGCAAGGCCGACGTGGATATTATGAAGGGCTTCATCAGCCGCCAGGTGGATGAGTACCGCGCAGCCTACGGCCGCGTCGTGGAGCATCACCCGAGGACCTGCATCATCTGCGGCACCACGAACAGCACAACCGGCTTCCTGAGAGACACCACTGGCAACCGGCGCTTCTGGCCCGTGCCTGTCAACGGCGGCGGCCGCCTCAGTGTCTGGGATATGACCGAAGACACCCGCGCTCAGATCTGGGCCGAGACCATGATCCTCGTGGCCGAGGGCGAGACCTCTTATCTGGACGCCGCGATGGAGCTGGAGGCTGCGAAGATGCAGCGCGAGGCCATCGAGTACGACGACCGCGAGGGCGAGGTCATCGACTACCTGGAGACCCTACTGCCGGCAGACTGGTACAGCTGGGACATGGCGAAGCGCGTGGACTTCTTCCAGCAGCGTGACGTCCTGGACGTGAAGGTGGACTGCACCATGCGCCGGACTAAGGTCTGCGCCCGTGAGATCTTCTGCGAGTGCTGGGGGCGGCCAAAGAACGCCTGGAAGCGCCAGGACGGCTACGACATCGCCGGCATCATGGCGAGGATCCCAGGCTGGGAAAAGACCGGCAGGGAGGCGAGAGTCCCAGGCTACGGCCACCAGCGAGTGTACACAAGAGTCGAGGAATGATGTGGATTTGAACTTGTGGACGCTCACACTTGTGGACACCTGAACGGAGTCCACAAGTCAGCTTGTGGACAGATATGTGGACACGGAAAAACCTTGATTTTACAAGGCTTTTCCACAAGTCCACAAGTGACCACAAGTATTATATGAATTTTTATTATTACAACCGCAAAGAGCGCCTGCAAAACGCCCTCGCGCATATACACAGGGCCTATATAGAAAATTTTCGGCGAAACTTGTGGACAAGGAGGACACCCATGGAAAAAAGAGAACGAGACATAGAAAAATGGCTGCGCGAGAAGATCCAGCAACTGGGCGGCGTCGCGATGAAGTTCACCAGCCCCGGCAATGATGGCGTGCCTGACCGGATCGCAATACTGCCAGGGGGCCAGGTGTGGTTTATCGAACTGAAGAAGGACGGCGAGGTCCCGAAAAAGATCCAGGAATGGCAGATCGAACGACTCCAGAAGCTGGGCTGCAACGTGGCAGTGATCGCAGGCATGAAGGAGGCGCGAGCCTGGATCTGGGAGGTGATCGGCTGATGAAGTACACCCCCCACGACTACCAAACCAGGGCCACCAACTTCATCCTGGAGCACCCGAAGGCCGGGATGCTGCTGGAGATGGGCCTGGGCAAGACCGTCATCACCATGACCGCCATCGACATCCTGATCAACGAGATGTTCGAGGTGGATCGCGTCCTGGTCATCGCGCCGAAGCGAGTGGCCGAGGATACCTGGACACGAGAGCACGCCAAGTGGGACCACCTCCGCCACCTTCGCGTCAGCAAGGTGCTGGGACCACCAGAGCAGCGGCGCCGGGCGCTGGCCACGGACGCCGACATCTACGTCATCGGCCGCGACAATGTGGTCTGGCTGGTGGATCTCTACCAGAAGCTGAAGACCGGCTGGCCCTTCGACATGATTGTGATCGACGAGCTCTCCAGCTTCAAAAACCCCCAGGCCAAACGCTTCCGGGCTCTCCGGAAGGTCATGCCGAAGGTGAGCAGGGTCGTCGGTCTGACCGGCACTCCTTCGGCCAACGGTCTCATGGACCTCTGGGCTGAGATCTACCTGCTGGACCGTGGCGAACGCCTGGGCCAGACGCTGGGCGCCTACCGCGAGAAATACTTCCGGCCGGGAGCCCGGAACGGTTACATCGTCTTCAAGTGGGAGCCCCTTCGGGGAGCCAGGGAGAAGATCGAGGCCGCCATCAGCGACATCTGCATCAGCATGAGCGCGGCCGACTATCTGAAGCTGCCGAAGCGGATCGACAACCGGATCCCGGTCAAGCTGAGCCCCCAGGAGATGAAGCAGTACAAGACCATGGAGGCCGAGCAGCTGCTTCACATCGACGACGAGGACGTGGTCGCCCTGAACGCGGCCGCCGTGATGACCAAGCTCCTACAGATTGCCAACGGCAGCGTCTACTCCCACGAGGGCAATGTCGTCCGGCTGCATAATGCAAAGCTGGAGGCGCTGCTGGAGATTATCGACACCACCGACAGCCCTGTCCTGGTATTTTACAGCTACAAGCACGACCTGGACGCTATCCGGGCAGCGATCCCCGAGGCCCGGACTTTGGACGGCCCGGAGGACATCGCAGAGTGGAACGCTGGCGAGGTCCAGGTGCTCCTGGCGCATCCGGCCAGTGTGGGCTACGGCCTCAATCTCCAGGAGGGCGGCCATGTGATCGTGTGGTACGGCCTCACCTGGAGCCTGGAACTCTACCAGCAGGCCAACGCCCGCCTCTATCGGCAGGGCCAGGAGAAGCCGGTGATCATCCACCACCTGATCGCAGAGGGCACCGTGGACGAGCAGGTCATGGATGCCCTGGAGGCAAAGGACACCAGTCAGGCGGCCTTGATGGCAGCACTGAAAGAAAGGAGAAATAAATGAGCGACCCGAAGAGAAACGCGGAGGGCTATCTCGATGTGACAGCCTATCTCGGCACCAAAAACGTCATACAAGAAGAAAACGAGGCCGAGCGAAAGAACAAGGACCTGATCCACACCTTCCGCCTTTTGGCTGACATGGCTGGCTTTGAAATAGTCGGCCGCATCACGATAAAACACAAAAAGACAGGGAGGATTTTCAGATGATCGGATATTTAAGCGGTCCCATTACGGGCCATAAAGACTACCGGCGTCAGTTTGCGAAGGCTGCCGCTGCGCTGAAGGAGATGGGCTACAATGTCATTAACCCTGCGGCGATTGATGACGCCATTCCCGTCGAGTGCATGAGCTACGAGGAAATCATGCGGATCGACCTGGAGCTCCTGTCCACTGCTGACTACCTGGTGCAGCTTCCCGGCTGGGAGCGATCCATCGGCGCCAGCCGCGAGCTGGGCTTCGCCCTGGGCGCCGACAAGATCATCGTCAGCCTGGAGCAGCTTCTCACGAAGGAGGTGACGCTGTCATGACTTTAGATGAGACCTATGACTTCCTGATGCAGATCCGCCGCAAGGAGATCATCATCAGACGGAAAGAGACCCAGCGGGACGAGCTGAGGGCCTGCCTGCTGCCTGGCGCCATCCGCTATGACCGCGACAGGGTCCAGAGCACTCCGACCGATAAGATGGCCGACGTCATCGTCAGAGTGGACGAGCTGGACCGAGAGATCGAGCAGCTCCGGCGTGAGAAGGCCTCCCTGGTCATCGAGATCAGCGACGCCATTGAGACGCTGAAGGACGACTACGAGAGAACCGTGCTGACCGAGTTCTACATAGCACGGGCGCCGATGACCGAGGTGGCTGACGCCATCAACTACAGCGTCCGCAGGGCGTATCATTTCAGGAAGATGGGCGTCACCCATCTGGGGGAGGTTTTAGGATGATCAAACTGTTAAAAGGCAACTGTCTCGACCTTCTGCGGCAGCTGGAGCCCGGCTGCGCGGATCTCGTTCTGATAGATCCGCCATATTCCAGCGGCGG